GAGCGTAAAGGCGTTCGCCGCCTCCGCTGCATTTAGCAGCGAAGCAACAGCGTCGGCAATTCGAATCGGCGGTGCCGTCATTGGATTTGCTTAGTATGTGCGACCAGCATCACGCCGGCGTTGTCGTGTCTTTCAACTGCCTGCCTGTTGGCTGTCGGCAGTATCTCAAAAATCTGATCGTTCTGGCCGTCGTGGTAGACGATCAAATCGCCTTTTCGCGGCCGGATGTTTCCAAGCTCCGACACTTGAAAAATCCAGTCCGTCATCTCGATTTCAGTATACCCGCCGGTGTCGTCGATCACTTGGTGCATCGCGTCCATCGGCACTGAGGTGATCTCTGGCAAGTAAATCGATTGGCCTCTCCGAAGCTCGACCGACCGCCCGTCCGCCTGTCGGAGCAAAGCCGACAAGCGGCCGATCGAAGCTTGGATTCTTGAAACCATTTCAGCCTATCAGGTCGTGGTGCTGGTCGTGGTCGGAACGCCAGTCGGCCCATACTCGTTCAGCCGGATAACACCGGTCTCTTCACCAGACCCCTTGGCCTCGTCGACCATACCGACCGGGAAATTCCAGTTGCCCGCTGTGGTCGTGTAGGCTCCGCTGCTAGCGGTCCCATTTAGTGGGCTGCCGTCCGCGTCCCAACCGACTGTGGTCCCAGCGGTCCAGGCTTGCGAACCTACGCCCCAGGCCCTAAATCGGCCTGATACGTCAAGCTCGTCAGTCTCACCCGCTGGGATGTCGTTCACCGCGATCCCGACGCGGTAAGCATGAATTTGAATCGGAGTGCCGGCGGTGATCGTGCTCGACCCGCCGTTCGTGTAGAGCACCCGGTCGTCGCTCTTGTGTCGTTCTGTTTTGATTCCTAAAGCGCTAGGCATTTGCCTGATTCCTTATGTGTGTGTAACAAAACCAACGGCCGGCGGCGGGTGCCGCCGGCATTAAATCAGGTCAGCCGATCAGGCCGCGCCTTTGCTCTTGATGCCGCTCAACCATTCGGCCTTATCGCAGCCGAAGTCGTGGTAGCCGCGGAACTGAATGCCAAGCTGGTTGAAATCGGCGTCGGCACTTTCAACGGTCGGCGTTTCGACGCCGTTCAGCACCGATACTACCATCGGCTTCAAGATGCCACCGAACAAATACCACGCCGTTGCACTGTTGCCGGTGTAGTCGCTGTCGCTCAACTCATTCACGACGACCGGCTTGTACTTGCCTTTGTGGATGTTGTCGTTCTGAACCGTCGTCAAGTTTGCCGACTGGTAGAGCTTGTCCGCGTTGAACTCAAGCTCCTTCGGAACAACAACCAGCGAAGGAGGCCCGACCGGATTAACGCCGTTGCTTGCCGAAGTGCTGCCGATTTGCTTCTTGTCGGCACTCTTGAGCGAGCGGTAAGCGGTGATCCCGAGTTGCAGTCCAACGCCATCCTGAGCGAGATTGCTTGTCGCTCCGGTGATGTAGTTACCGCGACCCGAGGTGAAGAACGACGCGTTATCCATAAACGCTCGCCAAAACACTTCCCGCATCGACTGAGCGGCCCCAAGCCCGAGACGTGCCCGGATGTCATCGAACGCGCCCAGGTCATCGTTGATGATCTGCTGCCGCGTCAATGCAAACATCTTGGCGTAGGTGTCAGCCGATCGGGTGAAGCTCTCTTCGCTCACTTGGCCGTGTGCGATCTCGCCGTTCGCCCCGATCTTTTCATACTTCATATTGTCAAGCAACCTGTAGGAGGTCACTGTCTTGAAGTCGTTGACCGGCCGAACGTCGGCGATCTCTCGCCATTCGTTGCCAACCTGAATGAACCCCTCCAGAAGCATCTTGTTCGCGATGTTCGAAAGGATTCCGCTGAGGCTCACGACCGAATTGCTTCCCGCGCGAATCGCTGGAGCGAAAGCGTAGGTAAGCACGTCGCGAAGATTGCCGGTGTTGATCCTGTAAGCTGCCGAAACCGGCATCCCATTGGAAGCCGCGGCGATGATCAACGCCTGTTGCAGCCCGATGCGGCCGACATTCTTATCGGCTTGCTCAAGCACTTCCGGCTTGTAGCTCTTGTCGCGGTCCTTGATTCGCAGCGTGCCTGCCAACGCCGCCTCGATCGCTTCGCCGCTAACGTCTTTGTTGCTGGCGTGAATCGCCGGGCCAGCGGGCCGCGAAGCTTCAAGGCAATTTGCCTTAAATGCGTAGGCCGCTTTGATCGCCTCGACTTCGAATCTTGCCGAAGCCCATTCGCCGGCCAGTGCGTCACGCTTGAGCTTGATCGCCGCCTCGGCCGCCTTCGCCTTGATCTCGCTCAACTTGTGCTGAGGCACCTTGTCGGAAAACTCCCACGCCGTCGCTTCGATGTCGGCTTCGTGCTTGGCGTAAGCCACCTTCAGTTCGTCAAGGTCGAATGACGCCTTGATCTCCGGCGCCTTGCCTGGCGCAGCACCCGATGCCTTAACTTCGTCGTCGTACTTGGCTTGCAACTTCTGCCGCTGAACGTCGGTGAGAGTCGAAGCATCTAAACCCAACGCCAGAATCCACTCGTCAAACTTCATCTCATTTCCCCTCGGAATAGTGGTTGCGGCGCTCGCCGCGATCCTTACTGAGGTCGTCGAATCCGCCCCACGGGCAAGAAAGGCGACGCCATACAACCGTGCTTTGCGTGCGACCGAAGCCTGCCACGGATAATTCATCTTCGCGTTGGCGACAACCTCTTGAGCGGCTGGACCAGTGCCACTAACGACGCCAGCCAGAATTAACTGGCGGCCGTTGTTGCGCGTCTCGGTCACATGTCCGACCCGTTGCGATTGGTCGTGATCCATGTTCGCGGTGATGCTGGTCGCGTTCTCAAGTCCGGCCAAATCGATGACGACCGGCATTCCAAACTTCTGCATGTAGGCCGGTGTCGCTAGCGGCCCGCCGTTGTAGGCGACGATCTCAAACGTGGCCGGCTTAACGACGCCGCTTTCGTCGGATTGCTTTGCGTCGATTGTGACCGGCGCAAACATGGCGAACGTGTTAGCGTTCTGGCCGAATGCCGCTTCGATCGGTTCAAGCTTCTGCATCTTGTTCCTCGCTGTCCGGTGTGCCGTTCGCGTTTCGATCCATAGCGTCGGCCATCTTCACCGATGCCAACTGGTTCGAATTATTGAAGGTCGAGTTCCGCAGAATCTCCCGCATCTCGTCAACAGTCACGCCGTTTTCGCGCGCCATTACGACTAGCTCATCCTCGAAATCTGAACCCGATTCGGAGTAAAGCTTGGTCCGCGTTATTTGTCCGGTGCGGAGCTTGGTTTCGTTCGACGATGCCCGTGCCTGCTCATCTGCGACTGGGTGTTCTGGCCAGTCCCATTCGTGCGGCGGGTATCGATTCGGTATCTGTGTCCAGCCGTAGCGAAGCGTCGCCTCTTCGAACCATTGCTCAAAAAGCGGTTCAAGAACTGAGTCGTTCGCGTCTTCGCGCTCAACGTCCAACTGCTTGAAGTAAGGCGTAAAATCAAGCTTGCCACTGGCGAAGTTATGCGACGATGAATCGCCAGCCCCGAGGTTGTGCGGCATACATTTAGGCCGCCCCATCTCGCTGACTTGTGCACGATGGAATGACTCATAGGTCGCGTTCGGATGCTCGGCCCTCATCTGCGAAGCGTCCCAACCCATCGGCAAAGCGGTCATCATGCCGCGTTGCATTTCAATAGACGAAAACGGAGACGCCAAGTCGGCTCCGGTTTCCGGGCTCATCTGCGTTTTCAAAAGCACCGAAAGCATCGCCGCAATTTCAGCACTTGTTAGCGTTGCCTCTCGCCACCTTCGCGAAGCCGCACCCGTGTTAAGGGTTGACTTCATTTCGGCTACGCCGCGATGCTGCCCAGGTCGCTCAAGTGAGTACCAGTGCAGCATGTTCCGGGCTGGTACCTTGTCCGCGATCTTCTCAACGTCAAAGAATTGGCCGCCTGGATGGTAGCGGAGAACGTCGTACCAGATCGGATTGCCGAACTCATCAAACCGCACGCCGTCGATGTAGCCGATCATTGCGAATGGCAGAAGCGGTGAAGAAACTTGCTCGGCTTCGACAAGCTGCAAATCGAGCTTGACTAGATCGTTTAGAACCGGATTGCTTTTGAGGATCGCAAACGATTCGCCGTCACTGACTTTGGCAAGCGTCATGCAATGCAACTTGCGACGAAGCTTGACGCGCTTCGACCAGTTGTACCAAGCTGTCTCAACGATCCTGTTAAATACATCGCTGCCGCTTTGCAATCGAAGCGAAGGCCCTTTGCCGACTAAGTAGTTGGCATGAACCTTTAGCATCCCGTCGAAATAACCGTTCGATCCGCGTTCATAACGCGACCGCTTCATTAGCGTTAATCGAACGCCGCGACTGTTCGCAGAGTCAGCGTCTAGGGCGTCAGCATTAGCCCAGTAGTTTTTATATTCGTCGCTCGTTTGTGCAGCGTCAAAGCGGGCGTGAATTCGCGGCGCGTTCGATTGTAGGTCAAACGCCTCTGGTCGTTGCTGCGGTTTCGGATGTGCCGATCGCCGCGTCATTCCGAGAAGTTCGCTTATGCTCATCCGCATCCTGGCGGGATAATCTTTGAGAACCGCAAGCCCAAATGATTTCGTCCGTTGCCAGCGTCTTGATTAGCTAAGTGACGCTGTGCCGCAATAAGATCCGCAATCGGCCGCTCCGTGATGTTGGTCGATTTCACCGCGACGCTTTGCGGGTTTAGCATCGCTTCGCGGATGATGTCGTTTGGGTCGGCCGTCGTGGTCGTGTCGCTCATGCGTTGATAATGACAACGCGAAAAGCCTTTGCAATATGCGCCGAAGAGATGTTGCCACTAATGGCAACCGGCTAGAAAAATACTTCGCGGCTGGTCAAATGCTGGCCGCAATGTCGGCAGACGCGGGTGCGTTTTGTTTCGCTGCCGTCGGATGAATGCCATGTCGTGATAACTCTGGTATCACGGCACCCGCACTTTTGACAAGCAAGGCCGATGCCTGATTCGGCCTCAATCTTTCGTGTCTCGTTAATCATCTCGCTCAATGGTCTGCGGATTCCGTCTTGCATATTATCGACCCGCCATTTCGCGAAGGCTCATTGGTCGCCGTACTTTGTTGGCCGCTTCCATCGCAGCGGCCACTGCTTCGCCAGCACACAATGCCGCATAGGTCGCATCCAACCAGTGGTTGTTCCTGTCGACGCGATCCCAAACGATTGCTTCGCCTTTGCCCTCAACGTATTTCTCAATCTGTTTTTCGGCGACAAGGTGCCGCGTAAACTCGGCGTGTTCTGAACTACTCGACGGCTCGTAAAGCGTCACCGCTCCAGCCTGATCGGCACCGATCAAAAGGCGTTGATGAAGTTGGCTTTTCCAATAGTCGGTATTCATGTGAACCAATAGAACGCCGGGAATGCTGACGCCGTTTCGCTTCACCGTGCCGATATGGTACTGACTGCCGACGTGGACCATTCCTTTTTTCTTGTTGTCCGGTAACAAGTAAGGTGTCATCCGCCTTTGGCCTAGCCCGTAGCCTTTCGTCGGCCTGTAGATTTCGGCACCGATCGGAAGCTTGAGTGCCGTATTGATTTCGTTACAAAATTCATACACGGCATCGGTATGTTCGTGCCAACCGCTATCGATCCAAATCTGCGACGGCCGCATAACGTCGCCGATTTCCTTTTTCCAGCCTCCATCAAAGTAACCGGCCATCCGCTTAAACGCTTCAATAAGTGCCGGCTTAACTCCAATGCGATCAGCTTCAACGTCTTGTTTTCCGTAGTCAATGATTCGCGACGATGTAGGCCCGAACGCTATTGCTGTCCAGTGCAACAATCGTTTGCCGGTATCGATTGCAATCGTCATGTGCGTTGCATTGTTCGGAATGATTCCCTTTTTCAAACCGACGGCTCGCTGTTCGATCTTCTCAGCATCGATTGGTGTTAGGTCGATGTCTGGCGGTATGTATGGAAGCGTCCAAATAAACTGCCGTTGTTTCTTCTCCGCGTTTTCCGGGTTGCGTGATTTCATCGCTCGCCATTCTTCGGCCCCGAGGTCTCCGACACTGACGAACGGATTGTCGATTGCTGACCAACGAAAACCGAAAGTCTGCGTCCGCGGTAGCTCGCCGTGGACGGTCCCATCTTCGCTGATTGTTTGATCGCCGTGAACGATCTTGATGAACTCACTTGTCGCCTTGCGGTCGTCATCGGTCCAAGCGTGTTCGCATTGCGGACAAGTAAAATGCGAAAGCTCGGCCGCCTCTTCGCTGTCCTTTGCTTCCTGCCAGCCTTTAAGATGTTCGCGTTCGGGTTGCACCCATTGGTAACAATATGGGCATGGGCGCAACAACCGCGATCGGCTGCCGTTGGTGTACTCTTGCCAAATGCGGCCCGACTCAATCGAGACGGTACATTCTAAATATACCCGCTTGCCCTTCCGGCCGAATGCCGCTGTCCGTGCCTCGATTTGCTCTATCTTGTCCGCTTCGCGGCTGGCCGCTCCGGCCGTATCCATCCCGTCCGTTTCGGTGATCGCGACGACTCGAGTCGTGTACGCGGCCCGTGCTTTATCGCCACCGCCTGCCGTCATGAATCGCATCGTTGCGCCGTTGCGAAACTTGATCGCTTGCTTAACGTCGCCGCCTCGACTTCCCTCGCCCGATGTCGGCAATAGTTCGCGGTAAACACTCGCTTCAATCACCGGCAGAAAGTCCTCTTTCCATTTGTCCTTCGCCATCGCCATGTCGGGCAAGCCGACGACAACCGTTTCGCCGATTTCGAATAGGTGGTAGAGCACCGGAAGGACGTAGCACATTAGCGTCTTGCCATTTTGCACCGGCCCGGTAGCAGCAACACGCGACCATCGGCCGCTATCGATCTCATCAAAGAACGGCCTACTGACTGGATGTCGCCAATGCCGATAACGCTCGCCACCTGCCGGGCCATTCGGTAGGACGATCGCTTCTTCGACCCATTGCGACATTGGCCTAAGCAGCGGGGCCATCGATTGACGAAGGCACCATTGGAGGTCATGACGCAAAGCGGTATCCGGTAGATCAATCCCCGGCGCTATCATCGTCTAGTGATTCCTCCACGATTAGACGGCACTCTTCCAGCGTGTCGTTAACCATCGTCGCCGCCTCGTTGCCCCACCGCTTCGCTAATCGCTCGCCCATCCTACGAATCAGCGTAGCCCATCGGCCTAAAATGTCGCGTGCCTTTTCGCGGTCGATTAGCTCTCCCTTGCGTGATTCCAAATCGAGTTCGGCTAGCTTCGCCTTTGCCATCCTGTAACGCTCAAGCCCTGGCGAGTCGCCGTCCATGAGAGGATCATCTTCGCCCTTGATGCGCGACGATCCAGGCCCCTCAGTGCGAAGCCATATCGCGATCTTGTCCAGCCGATAACTCCGCGGGCTGCCGGGCATTTTCTGCTTGGCCCAGTTCTTTACGGTGTCGATCGAGACGCCGAAGAACTCCGCGACTTCCGTTTGCGTGTCGGCAGTCCAGGCGAGGCGAGTGCCTCCCGCTTCATCGATCGACCGCAAGGCATCGCGTAAAGCTTTGCCGCGTTCGATGATTGTTTTCGGCTTGTTGTCTGCCATGCCT